AGCGTGTGTAGCACTATCAGCACTATTAGCATGTGTAGCATTATCTGCACTATCAGCGTGTGTAGCACTATCAGCACTATTAGCGTGTGTAGCACTATCTGCACTCTCAGCGTGTGTAGCACTATCTGCACTATCAGCGTGTGTAGCACTATCTGCACTATCAGCGCGTGTAGCCGTTACAGCACTTTGCGCTTCGCCTGTTATGTTAACATCTAATGTACTATCGCACGGTTTAAACTCACCGTCTTCTAAATAAATAGGCAACCCCGAATTTCCTACCGTACCAGAAACGGTATTACCCAACTGGTCTACTATTTTACGCGTTTCACTATCTCTTATTGGGATTTTTTCACCCTTTAAATTAAAAGTATCAACGTACATATTATCCCACCTTTATTGTCTTCGTTTCACTGCTATAACTGTGTGTGTCAGATGTAACAATTATTTCTTTAGACAGTACAATTCTTTCATTATCTTCATCATAAATACTGTCAATCATAATGTTGTTGAAGTTATTACTAATATAATTTGTAAGATTATCATTTATATCAGCAATAATTTCATTCATTTTTTCAGTAAGTTTGCAGATTTCTTCGTAATAACTAAGTGAATCAGCGTAAGCTGTAGGTAGAATCGGTGTGCAACACATTTTAATCGGTCTAATCATATTTAACTCTCCTTTACCATATATTCATAAACAAATCAGTCAATTCTCCGATAACTAACATGTCTATGTTTATAAACGTTTCTCTGTATTCCTGCAATAGTTTACTGTAACTTTCAGTTCCCTGTTTACCCTTTACGGTTTCAAGGTACTGCTCCGTGTTTTTTAAACTTTCTTTCTTTTCTCCAGTTAGATTCCTGTTTTCAGCCCTTTTACTTTCCCTATTGTTTTTTCTTACCTCATTTTCATTTAATGTTGTTTTATTAGTGCTATTGGTGTTACTATTTGATGAATCATTATCGGTTATTTCTCTAGCGTTTGTTAGATACGTTCCGTTTGTGAGGTCAGACACACCACCCTGCGGAGTGTCAGAATATTTATCTAAATGATTTGTGGTATTTTCACTTGTATTTGAAACACTACCTTTATTGTTTCCTTTAGAACTTTTTTCTGTATTTTCATTATCTGTATACACTTCATTCATTCCAGAAGTTTCAACGTTACTTTCTACAGAATTTTTATCACCTGTGTTAGCGCCCTCATGGCTTCTTGTAACGTCAACATCGTACAGAGGGTTGAACTCTAAAAGTGCGCTCTTGTACAATTGATTGTAGTAAGGCATAATTTCATTCATTTTGGTGTTCAGCTTCAATTTCCATAGCCCTACTGTTTCTAGTCCTATTTCCCTAGTGTAAAAATGCTTTAAAATCTTTGTTTCAATAACACTCCTGTAACTCTCATCAAAAATAGGAAAATCAAAATCAAAAATTTTTTCTTTTGATTTTTCAATTACTTTTTCTATCTGGGAGTAGCCAACGCTTGCTGTAAGCCCGCTATAGCTTTCACAGATAGTCCGAACTTCTGTGGTATACTTTGCCATTATTCCTCACCGCTTTCTGTCATTGATTCATCATCAAAAATCTGATAATCTTCTCTATAGTCCACACTGATATTAGTTCCAAACATTTCATTTATTTTTTTACACGCTTGCCTACGTGCTTCTAATCTAGGATACCTGTTAGCAATAACACCGCCTTGATTTATTTGTACCTCGTCTTGTAACATTCTTTCTTTTTTCTGCACGTTTGAATTTGAAATACCTAAATAAGTCAACGCTTCATTCCAATATTGTATTTTTAATTGGTATAATTTATCCGCGACATATGGTGCGTCTGTTTTTAGAACTTTTAATCCATTGGTGTTTAATGATTTATCACCAAAAATAAAAGGTTCATTCCCGTCATACTGCATGTATAAATTTTTCATGGTAAGTCTTTGGTTTTCATCGCACTGTATCAGTACAGGTGTTTTTTGCGCGTTAGCGTTCACATCAATAGCCCTGTCTAAATTTGCTAGCCGCTGTGAAAACATTTGTATATCAAGCATGGAATTGGTACGAAGCATATTGTTAAAAATGATAACAGAGTCATTTTCATTTAAAGCATTGATATAACCGTTGGTTGCATATGCTTTCCTGTATTTAGGCACACGATAAACATCTAAATTACCTCCAATCATACATTGCAAACACAAATAATCAAGTACATCATCTTTAAAAAATACCGCCATACCATCAGAAAATAATGTCAGTTCCAGAAAACGCTCGTCAATGGAAGACGGTAGATTCTTCCATTCAAACATGCTAATAGCAAGTTCTGTTAGTCTGTTGTAGTACTGTATATATGTTGCTTGGTTCAAATCAAAGGATTCGCCAAACCCTGTGTTTTTATTTGTTTTTCTTCTACCCATATTACACCTCCTTACTCTGGTGAATTATCAAGCGAATAATCACCTATTTCATTGCCGTTTTTCCAGTACGTTATCCCCTTATCGTGTATGTTGCATATAGCACGCATGTCATCACATGGGACACTCCCCACTATTACACAACCTATTGTTTTAACATAGTTCCAATGTGGTCTACTTTCTATGTTAGGTATTTTAACAACATTACATGCATAGCCGTACCTAGTAAAATAGTCGTCAATGATTTTCGCAAATTTTGCATTTACGCTACATCGACCACCATAAAACTGTTGTGTAAAGTTTGCTGTGTTTACACCACCGTTGTTAAAAGTTCCTTTAGAAATGTCGGCTCTAATTGAAGCCTGATACATCTGACTTAAAATGTTACTTGCTTGCCCTATAGCACTTGCACCAATTACAGCGTTAGGTTGTGTACTATATTGTGCGCCTACCGCTGTTTGCCCTATACTTGCTATAGTGTTTAATGCAATTGGCGCAGAATTTTGCGCTACCCACATTTTATAACTATCTGTATTCCATGAGCAGACAGGGTAATTATTTAGCTGTATACTTTCTGTATTTAGCGTGGTATATCCAGTAATTTCTGTATACCCTTGTACCCCTTTATAACTGCATGGTCTAATTATAGCTGTAACTGGTTGTGTCACAGTTCCAGCTATTTGAAAAACAGGTTTCCCGTTTGCGAAAAATTCATATCTTAAAGATAACTCTCCTCCGCTCGCGTTATCAACATGGAAAAAATTATATGGGTATGTGTATAATTTTTTATTTTTTGGTAGATACCCATTTAGCGTGTCTGTTTCTTCAACACCATTTAAAGTTATAAATGTGCGTGAGGCTGTTGCGCCATAACCTAAAAGATGTGTTTCTGGAATAACACCGCCTAAAAAAAGCTTTGGAAACATATATATTCCGATAATAGCTTCTGGCTTTTGTGTGTATTCACTTATTTTTGCGTTTACACTTGTTATATCAGTGCTGTCATAAACCCATAATTTTGCCGACCCGTAAATTCCGTCATAGAGTGTTCCGTCTGTCGCGTTTTCCACATCGACTATCGCTATGCAAATACACATATCAGACATATGCGTAATAGGCGCATAACTATTAAAAACATACTCTCCTGTTTCAAGAGGTTCGGGTTCAATGTGTTCACCGATAACATCTGTGGGTGTGTGTTCACGTTCAACAAAACATTCTTTCAGTGTAAAATCAAACAGCCACGTTTGCATAATATCAAGTTCAAACGTCACCTCGCACACAGCGTTATTGACATACTCAACTTTCTGGATAAAAGCGTAAAACCATTTACTACCGTAATTGGTGTTTTGAAACATTAGATAATTGCAATCATAGCAAGAATCGGCGGGAAGTGCGATTTTTGCAACACCACGTTGAACACGCTGATATGTGTTGTTGCTAAGATTATGCTTAGTTAAACTAGCAAAATAATTAGCTTGTTCGTCAGCACTAGAAAATAATATAGTGTGTTCATATGTGTTATCAAGTGGCACGTTGTGCAACAATTTTATAGTTGTATTCGGTTCTATATACATCACATGTCCTCCTAAATAATGGAGGGGAGAAACCCCCTCCTGCTTGTTACACCACTGTAATAGTAGCGCTATCAGATTTTGTATTATCATACACAGAAGTTGCTGTAACAACAATTTCACCAGTTGCGTCACTACCAATTATAACAAGACCACTTTGAGTTACTGTTACTTTATCGCCACTTGTAAGTGTCCATACAACACTCTGCGGTGCAAAATCCGTGGTATGCACCACAGCGGACAACTGGACTTTCTGCCCTGCACTTACATTAGCTGTAGCAGGCGAAACGGTTACACTAGTAACAGATGGTGTTCCCGCTATGAAAATCGCGTTATTTGCAAATGGAGAAACAGAAAAAGTTTTCCAAACATGATACCAATAGTTCCAATACAACCCCTCACCATTGTACTGTTCTGTAAAGTTATAGAAGTTATCAAAAATCATAAAAAAATCTTTGTCAACCATAATCGCAGGGATTGAATCGAGTGCCTGCAATTCATCTTCGCTAATCTCTGTGTATGTGGGGTCGTTAGCAAACAGCTCATTTAATCGTCCAATGTCTAAATCACCAAAACTGTCAACCAAAACACGGTGTCCAGCAAATTCCGCCTTATCCATGTTAAACGCAGAAGCTAAAACTTCAACATCCATTTCCGCATCAAATTTAGCATTAATAAGTAAATATTGGTCAGACTTTTTGGTGTGTGTCTGCACACCCGCTAAGTTATACTTAGACGAAAGAAACTCGAACTTATTTGACACCCCTTTAATGGTACTGACTATTGCTTTCATGTTTGTAGTTTCGACTGTAGGAATTGTCACAGGAAAAAGCTGACCATTGAGAATACGCTTTGCAAGCATATACTTCATGGTCTGAAACTCATCATAGTTTGCACCTGTATACATAGCGTCTACAATCTTAGCAATTAAATCTGTAATGCCCTGCCATGATAAGAAAGCTTGTCTAAGTTGGTCGTTTTGAATTGTGGCTTTATAATATTTCTGGTAGTTCATAATGTGAAATGCGGAACGCACATCTGGAATTTCCCGCTTAAACACAGTTGATTCTGCCACAGCTGGGTCAAACTGAAACGGCTTTGCAATGTTGACAAAAATTTCTTCAACAGTTTCACCGAACTCCAGCATACCCTTTTTGAACATAGACCACGGGTTCTCATACATTCGCGATGTGATAAGGACTCGACCTATCCTGTTTACTAATGCACTAAGAAATTCATTTTGCAGTGCTGGATAATCCATGATAACCGCTCCAATTTCTCTAATACTTTCTGCGTTTGCCGTGGCAACAGGAACATAATCTTTATAGTTTTGTGAAGCGTTATTTCTGATAACGTTTAAAACATCAACGCTAGAATTTGTAAGCGTAACAATACGTGGTTTTACTGCCATATTTTAACCCTCTCTTTCTTCAAATAATTCATCAAAATCTTTTTTTTCACCGTCACTTTCAACATCTTCTTTCTGTTTTTCCAAAACTGTGTCTGGTGTAGTTTCGGATGTGCCTGTGTTTCCAGAAAAAAATCTATCTCTGTAACGCTTTTTCCATGCTTCATCGAGTTCTTCATATTTTCTCTTCCACTCATTATCATTTTTAAAAGCTTCTTCAAGAGCGTTGTATGTATCTGTAATGTCTTCAATAAATGTAATACTTTCATCGGACACATTATCACCAACATACTCTTGAACGCGCTTGAAAAAATTTTCTTTTTCTAATACACTCACTTTAGACACCTCCTAACATACTGTTTACTGTGCTTTGAATAGCGTTATAATCATACCCTGCGGCAGTTAGCGCTTCTTCTCTTTCCACACCGTTGCCCCATTTTCCTGCGATAACTTCTTTTGCTAATTCTTCTACGGATTTTACATCGTCCTGCGCGCCTAGCATATTGTTTACTGCGTTCTGAATAGCGGTGTAATCAAAGCCTGCGGCAGTTAGCGCTTCTTCTCTTTCCGCACCGTTGCCCCATTTTCCTGCGATAACTTCTTTTGCTAATTCTTCAACAGATTTTGAATCGGAGTGTACATCTAGCATAGCCCCCACCATCTTTTGAATAGCGTTATAATCATACCCTGCGGCAGTTAGCGCTTCTTCTCTTTCCACACCGTTGCCCCATTTTCCTGCGATAACTTCTTTTGCTAATTCTTCAACAGATTTACCACTACACTGAATAGGTGTATTAAATAATTCCTGTTCTGCTTTTCTTCTGTTTACAAGCCCCCGAAGTGTAACACCGTTTGACTTACAATATAGTAGCATATCTGCACTTATTTCTTCGATTGAAGCTGTCCCACTTTTTGTAAGTGTTTTAATGTTCCCAACGTTGTAAGCAAAAGAAACAAGTGCGTCAAACTGATTTTGATTAAAGTTATAAATACTCATGTACTTATTTACATGTGTAACAAACCTGTTACAATCTGCATACAGCAATGCCGTTGCTTCTTCATCGGTAATAGTCTGGTCTTCTTCAACATCTGAACCGTAATGTCCATAGCCGATTGTGTAATACTCATCAGATTCCTGTACTTTATAAGCTGTAAGATTGCAACCCTCAAATTTTTTAATTAATGCCATACCGTTTTCCGATAACGTTCTACTGTTCATTACTATCTCCTTTCAATTTTTTAAAATACTGTTTTAAAACGTCTGGTGTAATTTCTGGGTTAATCTGACATATGTTTTCTATAATACTTGTGGTTTCCATTGTCATTATGTAAACACAAAATATTGTAGAAACAGGTACTTGAACTCCTATGTCAACCAATGTTTGAGCATAATCTACCAATACTCCAAACACTATACACAGGACTGAACCAGATTTATGAAAAAGACCCTCTCTCATTTCACTAGATTCAAATTTTTTCTGTTTAATAGCGTTCCACATACCTGTAAAAACGTCCAGTAAAATAAACAACCCTGTTACCACGTAAACCATTTCATCACCTCTTTTCATGGTAATTATAACATATTATTGACGTTCTGACAAGAGTATGATATAATTTATTTATAATTTATTTAAACTTTAAGGGGGCGAGTAAATGTCAAAATATTATGACGGAACTAAATTATTGTCATTAAAAGACATAAACGGAAATAAGCCAGAAATATACCTATGTACCACTAACCGTACAGGCGGTAAAACCACTTATTTTGGGCGATTATGCGTAAATCGGTTTTTAAATAAGGGTGAAAAATTCGGGTTAATCTACCGATACAATTATGAACTTGATGACATTGCAGATAAATTTTTTAAAGACATAGGGTCTTTGTTCTTTCCTAACATGATAATGACATCAAAAAGGCGCGCAAATGGAATTTTCCACGAATTATTTTTAGACGAAAAATCGTGCGGTTACGTTTTTTCTTTAAATAGTGCCGACCAGATTAAAAAATACAGCCACTTATTCAATGACATTGAACGGATGATATTTGATGAGTTTCAGTCCGAAACAAACCATTATTGCTGTGATGAGGTAAAGAAATTTATATCAATACACACATCTATAGCACGTGGGCAAGGCGAACAAGTTAGGTATGTTCCTGTTTTTATGCTTAGCAACCCAGTTTCCGTTATAAACCCTTATTACGTTGAACTGGGAATATCCGAAAGATTACGCAATGAAACGCATTTTCTAAGAGGGGACGGGTTCGTCCTTGAACAGGGATATGTTGACAGTGCAAGTAAAGCGCAAAAAGAAAGCGGTTTTAACAGAGCGTTTTATAAAAATTTGTATGTTGCATATTCAAGTGAATGTGTGTATTTAAACGATAACAAGGCTTTTATCGAAAAGCCTACAAGTAAAGGAAGATATCTGGCAACGTTAAAATACAAAGGGACTGATTTTGGAATTAGAGAATTTCCAGAAGAGGGCTTTATCTACTGTGATGATAAACCAGATTTAACATTCAGCTTAAAAATCACGGTTACAACGAGCGACCATGCAATTAATTATGTTATGCTTAAAAGGAATGATTTATTTCTGTCCAATCTTAGGTGGTATTTTGAACGTGGCTGTTTTAGGTTTAAAGATTTACGTTGCAAAGAAGCTGTATTAAAAGCTTTATCTTACTAGGTATCTACCTTTGTGGATTTAATCGAATAATGTGGATAAGCACACTTGAAAAATAGTGCCATAGTTGTTTGTCGGTTTCGCTGACCGCTTTTAAATTGCAAAGGTTATAGATATAAAAATAAGGGAGGGTAAGAAGAAATTCTCCCTCCCTTATTTATTAAAATTCAAGATTATCATAACATTCATTTTTATATTTACAAAAATGACATAAATGTCTACACTCCCCCTTTACCCATTTAATATAAAATATTCTTATAAGCCTATTAATCATACCTTTCACCTCATTTCATAATTTGTTTCCACCAGTAACACTCCACCTCTAATTCTTTTTGGCATTAATTTTCCGGGAACTTTTAATCCAACTTTGAAATCTTCTAATTCTCTTTTTTTTGATAAGAACTGCACTTCTTCATCTGTGTAATTATCACTGTCCTTTGGTTCATAGCCATTCATAGATATTTCAAACAAATTTTTACATTTCTGTGGCATACCTGCACACTTTATATTATAAAAGGGCTTTTCAACGGGTATACAATTTTCATGTGTAATATGTTCAATATATGTTTTTTGTCTAGTAAAAATACCTACGTCCCAGCATGACTCTAATTTCCAACAGCAAAAATCTTTGTCATGCACAGTAATACCTGTAATTTGTTCTGGTGGTAAATCACAGTGTATACTGTCAGTATCCGCGTAAATAAAACCTTTTTCATTTACACCGTAATAATTTTTCTGTGCGGCTCTTATAGTAAAATTCCTAGCGTATGATGTTATTGCAGACCCAACAGGAATATAACCCGCTTTTTTATTATTTTCTTTAACAGGCAGAAACCCTATAGATTTATCATCTTTAACGTAAGCGATTTTGAAACTACTATCTTTGCTACTTGCCATTTTACCGTATAAATTGTTTAAAAATAATTTAGCTGATTCACGAAGCGCCCCTTTATTTTCCATTTTAATTTTTTTATACTTTTCTATATACTCATCAAATATGCCTATTTGCGTGTAAAACCAACACCCGTCTAATATTTCAAAGTCTACTAATTCATAATGTTCTTTTAACAACTCATAATCTGTCATTGTCAATGTCAATTCTACCCTAGTATCATGTTCTTTTCCATTTGTATCTATGTAAGTGCTGTAATACTTTCCTGTTTTAAAATCATAAACGTCTGATGAATCTAAAGCTTCTGTACCTTTGTATAAAAATGACCCCTTTATTTGTATAAATGGCAACATGCCATCTTTTAAATAAAACCTTGTTTTTACCCGTACAAAGTAATAAGTATTATCCTGCAAGGCTTTATCTGGTATAAAATTACCATACCAAAAGCAAGGATTGCCAACAGGGTATCTATTCCCAGATTCGCTTGACATCATACTAGGGTACAACGAATTTACGTCAGCTGTTGTGCCATTATAATATTTTTTATTCTCTTTGCCTTTTACTAAATAGCACCAACCACCCTTGTATGAATGACGTATCCATTCTCCTGCGTTTACTTCTTTATGTATTGTCGGGTCTAATTCAATCTGATATACGTCTGGAAAAAACGTTTCATAATCATCTTTTCCTATAATCCTTTTATATTCCTGTAAACAGCATGACCCTATTGTCAATTCAGTATGCCCTTGATTAAACATAATTTCTAATGCTTCTTTTACTACTAACACATCGTTAGCAATATATTTTTTCTCATCATCTGTTATAGTACAACCCGCATACCTAAAACCCGTGTATTCCATATCAAGTTTTTTGTGCTTAGTTCCAAAGCTTTCACCTATTTTCTTTACGCTAAAAGGGAGCAATTTTAAACTGTCCCTTATTTCAATAAAATGCCCGTGTGTGTGTATAATAATAGTGTACCACATACCCTTGTCTGATATGCTGTATTTAAAAGAGTTATTAGGCATATCTCTTTCTTTTAGCCATTGAACTTGATTTTCTTCATTTCCTATACTTTCATACGCTTGTTTAAACCCTAAATCCACTAATAAAAAAGATAACCAGAATCCACCATCAAATTTTAAATTATGGTAATACACCACAATATTATCATTCAGTGATACAAAGTAATTAAATTGGTCTTCTATACCATGAAAAATATGTACATCTTCTGTAAATAATTCCACACTAGCACTTGCCCAAACTTCTGTGTTAACCTGACCTTTGTACACGGTAGTTTCAAAGTCACTCATGAAATACCGATATTTACGCTTTTTCATCTTCTACAACATACCCCAATTCATTATATTCAAACTTGTCCATCAAATCTTTTTTGTATTGAATTGTAACGTCTGGGATGTACTCAATGAGTGAGGTTGCAAATTCTGATATTGCTGTACCGCTGTCATAAGTATGCCTGTGTAAATATTCGTGAAACTGCTGTGGCATATTTTCTAACGCTGTGGCTACACCGTCCTCACCTATATCATGAATAAGTGCGTTTATTAGCGGTAATAGCATTTCATATATTGCGGGCGGAAAACCTAAGATATATGATTTAAACCTTTGTATAACATTAGCAGAAAAACTCGGTAAATATTGCGGTTCTACATGTGTGCGCTCCCGTTTCTTTCTAGTTATTTCTTGTTTTATTACAGCTTTATTTCCTTTTACAGGTATTATTTCGCCTGTTTCTTCTATAAGAAATTTACCTTTTTGTCTTATCAATTCTGGTGTTATCTTTGCTAATCTTCGGACACTTGCTTTTGTTATTCTTTTAGGTTTTTTTGGTAATATGTCTTCTTGAAATATGTACCCCTGTTTTTCCGCCCTCCGTATAGCTTGTTTTAATCTTTTTCTTTGTTTAGCATACTCATTTTTTGTTGCTTGCTTTCCTTTAGGCATGATGACACCCCCTTATAAATATACCCCCTCTATTACTAGAGAGGGTATAACCTATGTTACTGTATGCTACAAGTGATGAAATCTTTGCCCTTATAATTTTTACTAGGCACTCGATAAGCTTTGACAGCCCATTCTTCACCTGTTTCATCGCGCATTTCTTCGTAAATATTCATAAAACTTGTCCAAAAACTTTCTGAGCCTGTTGTATACTTTGTGCCGCCCTCGTCAACTACAACATAAACATTATAATCACCGTTTTCAGACTTCTCATTATGAACTTTAAGCACCGCGCACATTGCTGGATTAATAATAACTTCCTGTTCCTGCGTTACTTCATCAAGTTTAATAGCGTCTGTTGTATCTTTAATTTTAACTCTTTCTTTGTGCGTTAATTCTTTAGAACACTGCACGATTTCTACTGAATAGCCTGTTAATGTCATATTTTACACCTCTTTCTTATTCTTCACATGTTGTCTTTTCATCGTCTTCATCTGAAACAATTGGTTTTCTTGTTTTCGGGTCAAGAATGGTAGCGCATTTAATAAATAACTGTTCTTCCATTCCGTATAAAAACTCTGCTTCTTCCTTGTGGACAATGTGAACCGCTCTCACATCTTCTGTGTCAATAGATTCCCGCACTTTCTTCATCAATGCCTTATCATCTTTAAAAGTTCTAGGGAATGAAACAAGCTTGTTAAAAGGCTCGGCTGTTGTGGTGTTTAAGCACAAAACATTAACCTGCGTTATCGTGATTCTTCTAGTTACCATAGGTGTTCTTGCCATAATTTTTTCTCTCCTTTTTTTGTTTTTGGCTTTTTTGTCGTGAGTGATAGCTTTTTTACATTCTCACCATCATCTGTTTTCACCTCCACATATATTTTTTGAGATGGAATATAAAATAAACCCACATCTAACTTCTGTACATCATAACCGCATATGAGTTGTTCATATATTACCTGTAAAATTGCCATCACCACACTTTCATTTATTTACAAGATAAGTTCTTTTTCCTTACCTTGTAAAACAAGTATAACATAACATCACAAATAAATATACATACATAATGTAAACAATTTATGAACAAATTGTGAACAATTCTCATTACTTGCAAAAATCAATACAGAGTGTTGGTACTACGATGTACTTACAACCTGTACATCTATATAAGGGTTTGCCTTTACATAGCTTGCAACCGATTGGGGGAAATGGTGTACCCGATTTTATGTTTAAGGGG